AAACATCATCAACAGGCGGTGAGATTACTCGTGGTAAAGGTTTTACTCGTCACACTCACAATCCAGGTCGTTTCAGCGACGAGCCACATGCCGAAGCTCCAAGCAAAGCAAAGTCAAAGTCTGCTGCTGAAAAGTCAGGCGAAAAAGCTGCTGACAAGCAAACAGAAAAAGACAGCAAAGATTGGCAAAAGCGTTTTGGTAAAGACTCAGTAACTAAAGTATCTGCTGGTAAGAAAGAGAAAGCAGTTGACGAAACTTTTGGCCAAGGCGTATATGC